CGTTTCCTTCCTGACAGTGACCCTAATAACACTTTCTTCTGGAAAGAACGTTTGATGATCAAACTTCCGTTCGCAGGAATTAAAGGGCAAACTGATAGCAAGCCTTTGATTGTACAAGTACCATGTATGGAAATGTATGGTGAATCTTGTCCAGTTCTGTCAGAGGTACGTGGATGGTTTAAAGACGCAAGTCTCGAAGACATGGGCCGCAAGTACTGGAAAAAGAAGTCTTACATTTTCCAAGGATTTGTAACTGAAAACCCACTAACTGATGACGAAGCTCCAGAAAACCCAATACGTCGATTTATCATTGGTCCACAGATCTTCCAGATTATTAAGCAGGCTCTTATGGATCCTGATATGGAAGAGCTACCGACTGATTATACTCAGGGCATTGACTTCCGTCTTAATAAGACCAAGAAAGGTGAGTACGCAGACTACTCAACTTCTTCTTGGGCACGTCGTGAACGTCCACTAAGTGATGTGGAAATGCAAGCTGTTAATACTCATGGCTTGTTTAATCTTAATGACTTCTTGCCAGCTAAGCCAGACGAAATTGCGGTAAAGGTTCTTACTGAAATGTTTGAAGCTTCCGTAGACGGCGAAGCATATGATGCTGAAGCTTGGGGGTCTTACTTTAAGGCTCCAGGAGTAGCAACTGGTGATCCAGTAAAATCAGCAGCGCCTGCTCCGACACCTGCTCCGACACCTGCTCCAGTAGCAGCACCAGTAGCCGAAGCAGCAAGTGATGTACCGTTTGATGTAGACCCTGCTCCGGCAGCAGCGCCTGCTCCAGCAGCTGATGCTTCTGCTAACTCAGCAGACATTTTGGCAATGATCCGTCAACGCCAACAAGGCTAACAAACTATAGTAGAGCCGAGGCGTTCGGCTCTACTTTTCATTACATTAGGAATAACTCATGACGACGAAGGCTTTTGATCCCTCAAAATTTAGAAAAAGTTTAACTAAATCTATTACAGGTATGAGTTCTGGTTTTAACGATCCTAAGGATTGGATTTCAACCGGTAACTATGCCCTTAACTATCTACTAAGCGGTGACTTTTACAAAGGCATTCCGCTAGGTAAAGTATCAGTATTTGCTGGCGAATCCGGCGCTGGTAAATCTTATATTGTGTCAGGCAACATTGTAAAGTCTGCGCAAGAAAACGGAATCTTTGTAGTACTCATTGATTCTGAGAACGCACTTGACGAGTCTTGGTTAAAAGCGCTTGGTGTTGATACAGGCGATGATAAGATTCTAAAACTTAATATGGCAATGATCGACGATGTTGCTAAAACTATTGCGACCTTTATGGCAGACTACAAAGTAATGCCAGATGAAGATCGCCCAAAGGTTCTTTTTGTAGTTGACTCGCTTGGCATGCTTATGTCCCCAACTGAGCTTAACCAGTTCGAAGCAGGTGACATGAAAGGCGACATGGGTCGTAAAGCAAAAGCACTTAAAGCTCTTGTAACAAACTGTGTTAATATGTTTGGCTCTTACAATGTAGGCATGGTAGTAACTAACCACACTTACGCATCGCAAGACATGTTTGATCCAGATGATAAGATCTCAGGCGGTAGTGGATTTGTATACGCATCCTCAATGGTTGTTGCTATGAAGAAGCTAAAATTAAAAGAAGATGCCGACGGTAATAAAACATCGCAAGTACACGGTATTCGAGCTGCTTGTAAAGTTATGAAGACACGTTACGCTAAGCCGTTCGAAGCAGTACAAGTTAAGATTCCGTACGAGTCTGGAATGGATCCGTATAGTGGTTTGTTTGACATGTTCGAAGCAAAAGGTCTTGTAAAGAAGCAAGGCAATCGTTACTTGTATGTCGACCGTGATGGAAATGAAATCTTAGAGTATCGTAAAAATTGGACCGGTGAATTTCTTGATCGAGTAATGTCAGAGTTTCTTTTGAATGAGCAGGACAGTATAAATACCGTTGAAGATTTATCAGTTGACGAGGCTATCGAAGCCGAAGTTGTTGAAACAGAGTAAGGGGAATATCTGTGGACGAGAATCAAGTTACAGATACTTGGGGTGTTTTTAAAGAATACCTCGATAAGAAAAGCATAACCGACGTAGCTGAACGCTACGTCGACTTGCTTGTAGACTACGGTGTTTCTGATGAAACACTCAAGGACTGCTTAGGACACGACGAACTTCTAGACAGCGCTATTGAATATTATTTAGACGAAGAAGTTGAAGAAGAAGTAACAGAGGATTGGAACTAAGGGTGCTTGAATTAACCATTGTTAGCTTAGTGCTACTAGTCCTTTTTGTAGTAGTACTCAGTAAAGCAGTAGCTAAGACATTTATGAGACAACCGATTGTTTCTGTTCTACTGTTAATTTTTCTATTACCAATCTGGATGATTTGGGTAATTGTAGAAATCTTTACAGGTGATATTAAGTAATGGGGTGGTATAGTGAGATATCTCGAAACTTAACTAAGATTCCAGATGCTGTAGCATTCTACAATGACGAGTTAGATAAAGCTAGGGCAGAAGTAAAACTATATGGTAATATAGAAAAAGCTTCTGCCGCTATGCCCGGTATTGTTGAGTATCGTTTTAATCAGCTACAAGAGCTTGAGGCTATTCTTAACTACTTAAATATAGAGCTACGTAAATTACGTAGTAAATTTTTTAAGAAGTATTTAGAAAACTATCAACGAGCGTTGAGTAGTCGCGATGTAGAAAAATACGTCGACGGCGAAGCTGATGTAGTTGACTATGAAAAGCTTGTAAATGAATTTGCGCTTATTCGTAATAACTGGCTAGGCATTTTAAAAGGCCTTGATCAAAAGCAATGGCAGATAACTAACATTGTAAAACTTAGAGTAGCTGGGATGGAAGACGCAACGGTATAGTGTATAATAAAGAAATAATTAAACAAAACATTATACACTGGCCTGAGTTAAATATAAATTACTGGGGTATCAATAAAAATGCCACATCTACAATTACACTACATCTCGGGCAGCTAGTTGGCGATATTTCCAAGCCTTCTCAAGAAGAAGTATTGCAAGGCGTAGCTTGGAAGACAGCTAATAAAAATAGATACATATCATCTGAACAAGCATTAAGTAACGGGTGTAAAAATTTCTGCGTGATCAGAAATCCATATAATAGATTCGTGTCGTGTTATAATCATCTTGCTTACCCGCAGCATGATATTCAAAAAATTACACAAGCAAAGACTAGGTTTGATGTCACGTGGACGCCCGATGACTTTATGGAACATATTGCTAAAACATTCAAAACAGGAAAAAAGATAAACAAGCATTGGCGGCAGCAAATAGATTTTATTCGAGATCTTTCTAATTTTACAATAGTAATTAGGATGGAAGATTTTAATAACTCTTGGCAAGCGCAATTAGATTATCCTGCTCCAAAAATTATCTCCAACCAGTCCTCGAACACTATTCTACAGTTCGATCGTCAGCGACTGTATGAAATATATCAGAATGATTTCCTGGCGTTGGGGTATGATGTTAAATAGTATATTAAAATATTGATAGGTAAGAAATGAAAAGAGTATTTGATTATTGGATGCCCGACACAGACGACCATTTTGAAAGACTGATTACAAAACGTGTTAACAATGGCGGACCGCCGGAGTATCAGGACGATGTAAGAGACGAAGCATATAAGTATGTAACTGATTTCGATGTAGTAGTAGACGCAGGCGCTAATGTAGGACTATGGGCAAAGCCACTGGCAAAAAAGTTCAACAAAGTAATTGCTTACGAACCGCTAGAACAAGTATACTCTTGCTTAGAAAAAAATGTAGCAGGGTTACCAGTTGAAATTCACAAGTACGCTGTGGGCAACGATAACACTGTAGTAGAAATGGTGTACGATAGTTCGAATACAGGCGGAAGCTTTGTTAGCGCTGTTGGGGCTGGTAGTATTCAAATTAAACGTATAGACGACTTAGCACTGCCTAAGTTTGGGTTATTCAAAATAGATTGCGAACGACACGAACTTGAAGTTCTTAAAGGCGCAACGGAAACTATTCTAAAATATAAGCCTATTATCGTATGCGAACAACAGGCAGACACTAACAACTGCGCTGGCGATTATCTTAGATCGTTAGGAGCAATAGAAATTACAAATGTAAGAAAAGATTACATTTTCGGCTGGAACTAATATGGAAGACATGACCCCATTTAAGATTTTTATCGGCTGGGACAGTCGTGAAGATATTGCCTATCAAGTGGCAAAGAAAAGCATCGAAGATCGTGCTTCTATACCAGTAGAAGTTATTCCGTTGAAACAGCACGAATTAAGAAACATGGGCCTGTATACCCGTCCTAAAGATAAGCTAGCAAGTACTGAATTTACTTTTACAAGATACTTAGTGCCTTACCTTGCTGATTACAAAGGCTGGGCACTGTTTATCGACTGCGACTTTTTGTTCTTAGACGATGTAGCAAAACTAGTAGAGCAGATTGACGATACATATGCTATCATGTGTGCACATCACAAGTACACTCCTAAGCCAGGCCACAAGATGGACGGAAAACTTCAGACTATATATCCAAAGAAAAATTGGTCAAGCATGATGCTAATTAACTGCGAGCATCCGAAAAATATAAATGAACTAGTTTTAGATAATATTAATAATGAAGATCTCACTGGCGCACACTTCCACAGATTTGCTTGGCTACCGGAAACTAGTGTTGGCGCAATAAGCCACGAGTGGAACTGGCTAGTTGGATGGTATAACGAGCCAGACGACGGAGCACCAAAAGCACTTCACTACACAGAAGGCGGGCCATGGTTTGATAACTACAAGGATTGCCAATACGCAGCCGAATGGAATAAAGTAGCTGTTGACTTTTATAAAAACGAACTTGACCAAAGAAACAGCTATATACGAGACCTTAAGGCTCGGGCCGTGTCAATATCCGATATTGATTATTCTGATGATATTAAAGCACAAGTAACTGATTTTACAAGCAGCTTAGTTGACCCAGAACATGCATTTTTAAAAAAAAAAGTAAATGAAGATATGAAAAAGAAAAGTAAAGTTGCTGCTATTAACACTAGTGAAATTAATTTAGATCACAAGGGAATACCGTTAGAATACGACGGTATATTATCTTCGCTGGCCTACGGTGCTAACGGATACATAAGCAGTTGGGAAAAAGAAAAAGATTCAGACCACGCACTTATTATTAGAGGCGTGGGCAAAAAATCAAGAGAAGCAATACAACTTTGCTGGGAGACTGGCAGAGATTTTTATTATATAGATACTGGATATTTTGGAAATCCTAGGCTAAAGGTATATCATAGGTTAACTAAAAATAATTTACAGTTTAACAGCGAGCTTATTGATAGGCCGGACGATAGATTCAGACAAACTCGCACTAAAATTATAAAGCATAAGCCTGGATCGAAAATTTTAATATGCCCGCCTAGCGATAAAGTTATGATGATCTTTAATATGCCTGATCCAAAAACATGGACACAAAATATTATAGAAGAAATAAAAAAATATACAGACAGACCTATCGAAGTAAGGTTAAAGCCTGAGTCACGGTCAGAACGACAAAATTCTAATACAATACAAGATGCGTTAGCTGACACACACTGCCTTATAACTTACAATAGTATAGCAGCGACAGAAGCTTTAATAAACGGAGTACCTGCCATTGCGTTAGGCCCTAATGCTGCTTCTATGTTGTGTCCTAACACTTTAGAAAATATCGATAATATAGAGTATCCCAATACAGATCTATTATACACTTATCTTTCAAACTTAGCATATAATCAGTTTACTGAGCGTGAACTTCGTAACGGTACTGCTTGGCGAATTATCAATGAAAGTAATTAGTTATATTAGTACTATCCCTCCTAAAAACAAAAATCAAGAAAAATTAGATTTATTAACCAACTTTGCTAACGGAGTATCACGCACCGGCGACGAAGGATTAATACATCGAGGTTTCGAGCCTTTGCCTTGTGACGTAGCAGTCATTCAAGGGTGGCAGCACGAGCGAGGTAAGACAGCATCGCATCTAGCACTTCGTCAACAACTTATTGATCGCACTCGTAATAAGTATGTGATTACTGCTGACAGTAATTTATTCTTGTACGCTAACGCAACTAACAAGCCGCATCATTATCTTCGCTACAGTATAAACGGCATCTTTCCTACCACTGGTAACTACTGCGACGACCGCATTGATACAAAACGATGGGACCAAATTAGTCAACATTGTAACATACGTCTTAGTGATACTAACAATAAAGGCAAATATATTGTGCTATGCTGCCAGCGTGATGGCGGCTGGAGTATGGGCAATAGCTCAGTAGTGGAATGGGTAACTAACTGTATTACCGAACTAAGAAAATATACTGATATGAAAATAATTATTAGAGGGCATCCTGGCGACAAAAATGCCCCACGTTATTTAAGAAATAATGTATTTTCTAAATATAAAGATGTAGTTGTAAGCAGATGGGGAATACCGCTCGAACAAGATTTACAAAAGGCAGGGGCTGTTGTAAATCATAATAGCAGAAGTGTAGTAGGGCCTATTATAATGGGTTACCACGCATTTATAACTGACCCACAAAAAAGTCAGTGCGCTGAAGTAGCAAACACTGACTTTTC